GTGCGGATTGACCAGTACATCCCGGCGATCACCACGGGCTCTCTGTCGCTGGCCTTCGGTGACTTCCGCGAGGCTTACACCATCGTTGACCGCATCGGTGTGCGTACCCTGCGCGACCCCTACACGGCCAAGCCTTATATCCGCTTCTACTCCACGAAGCGGACTGGAGCCGGAGCGGTCAATACCGAGGCGGTTAAGTTCCTCAAGTTCGCCGCCGCCTAAGCCAACGGGCCGGGGCAACCCGGCCTGCTCACTTCATTGAAAGGTAACCACCATGTCCGACTTGAAAAACAACATCGCGGCGGTTCTCGCCCTGTCCCCCGCCGTGCACGCTGCCACCAAGGCAGACGCATCCATCATCGACCTGCAGGGCGCCGGTTCTGCCACGGTCGTCATCAATACCGGCGCTATCGTCGGTGCTGGTGACTACACCATCAGCCTGCGCCACGGCGATGCGTCCGACCTGTCAGGCGACGCCGCTGCCAGCGGGGACGACCTGCTGGGCGCCTTCCCTGCGACTCTGGCCGCCGACACGTCGTATGCGGTCGGGTATCGCGGTGGAAAGCGCTACGTGCGCGTTGTCATCACCAAGAACAGCGGCACCTCGATTGCCGCTGGCGCGGTGATCGTCAAGGGCCACCTGGCCCTGTCTGGCGCCGTCTGATGCGTGAAGCGCCTTCCTCGGAGGGCGCTTTGCAGATCAAAAGGACACCATGATCGTCACCCAAACCACCCCACCGGCCTACCTGCCGTTGACGACCGCAGAGGCAAAGTTGCACCTGCGCGTTGACGGCACGGACGAGGATGCGCTTATTGCGGCGTTCATCGGCGCCGCCGTTGACACCTGCCAGCAGATCACCGGACGCAGCCTCATGGCCCAGGCGTGGAAGCTGACAGTTGACGACTTCGCCGACGAAATCGCGCTGCCATGGCCCCAGGTGCAGGCGGTGCAGGCGGTGCAATACAAGGACGCAGACGGCGCCACGCAGACGCTGGCGACATCGGTCTATGAACTGGCTGGCGACAAGGTTTGTCTGGTGCCAGGCCAAACATGGCCCACCGTGCGCGGTGGATCGGGTTCGGTGTGGATCAACTACACCGCAGGCTACAGCGCAGGCAATGAAGCCGCCCAGCAAGACGCCGTGCCCTACGGCATCAAGGCATGGCTGCTGCTGACCATCGGGACGCTGTACGCGAATCGCGAGAGCGTGCAGACCGGTGTGTCAGTGGCCGCGCTGTCTGACCGCTTCGCTGATTCGCTGCTTGACCGGTTCAAGGTGTACTGATGCAAGCCGGCACCCTCACCAAGCGCATCACGCTGCAAAAGCCCGGAAACGCCGTTGATGACTACGGCCAGCCCGTGCCCGGCAGCTTCGATGATGTGGCTACCGTGTGGGCCGCCATCCGCCCCACGGGCAGCAGTGAGCGCCTTGCGGCATCGCAAATGCAAAGCGGTCAGACGCACGTCATCACGGTGCGTCACAGCACGGCACTGGCCGCAGCAATCGGATCGTGGCGCATCGCGTACGGCGCGCGGAAGTTCGACGTGATCGGCCTGCCGCGAAATATTGACGAGGCCGGCCGCTGGCTGGTGTTTGATTGTGTGGAAGTTGCGTGATGGGAATGCGCATCAACATGAACGTCGCGCGATTCAAAGAGCAATTGCAAGCGACCACGAACGAGCTGCAAAAAGCAACGCGGCCAGCGGCGCAGGCCGGTGCACAGATCATCTATGACGCGGCGCGGCTGAACGCGCCCGTGTCCAAGAGGCCGCACAAGTTTTACGGCACGCACAAGGTCTATGGGCCTTATGCACCGGGCAACCTGCGCGACTCGATCTATCAGGTTTTCAGCAAGACCAATAGCTATAAAGATGTGAGCACGTATCACATCAGTTGGAATGCGGACAAGGCCCCATATGGCGCGATGGTCGAATTTGGCACCAGCAAGGCACCGGCGCGGTCATTCATCGGCAAGGCCGTGACGGAGACAAGGACGCAGGTTCGTCAGGCGATCAAAGAGCGCTATTTGCAAGAGGTCAGCACTGGAAGTTGATCTTGTTGCACTGCTCAAAACGCAGTGTGCGCAGACGTTCCCAGACATTGCACCGCAGGACGTTGCGCCGCCCTACGTCACGTGGCAGAGCCTTGGCGGTGAATCGCGCTACACGCTGGCCAACACGCCCATAGACAAGCGCAACACGCTGATGCAGATCAACGTCTGGACGGCCACCAGAAAAGAAGCGAACACGCTGGCGCGAGCGATTGAAGCGGCGATCACGGCATCACCCGCATTCGTCGCCACGCCGGAAGGCGAGCCGGCATCCGTTCACGAAGAAGACACCGGACTGTACGGCGCGATTCAGCGCTATTCGATTTGGAGCGCCCGCTAGTTCTGGCGCAAAGAGCAACTGAACCGCCTTCGGGCGGTTTTTTTGTGCCCGCAAAGGGCTCCCACCACCGCCCGCAGAGATTGATCGAAGCGGGTTTTTTTGTGCCCTTGCGGGCCTTGAAAGGAAACTAACCATGGCATATAGCTTGCCCGAAGGTTCCAGCCAGCAGTTTTCCAACACGCTGGCCGCAGCCAAGACCATCACCGCGATCACCAACGCCAATCCGGCCGTTGCCACCTGCACCGGCCACGGCTACACGACTGGCGATGAGATCATGCTTTCCAGCGGCTGGGAAGATGCGACCGATTCGGTTTACAAGATCGAATCTGTCGATTCCAACAGCTTCAAGATTCTCGGCCTTGATTCGACCAACACGTCGTTTTTCCCCGCCGGCTCCGGCGGCGGCTCGGCTCAAAAATTGTCCGCATGGACGGCCATCCCGCAAGTGCTGACGATCAGCGCCAGCGGCGGCGACGCGCGTTTTACCGACGTCACCCCGCTGGCAAAGCGCAACGGCATCCGCATCCCGACCGGCTTCAACGCAACGAGCGTCACGCTCTCGCTCGGCTTCGATGCCACCACGCCGGCCTACAAGACCATGGTCGGCATTTCTCGCTCGTTGTCCAAAGTGGCATTCAAGCAGGTTCTGTCGGGTGGTTCCGTTCAGTACGGCTACGGCTACATGAGCGTGAGCGAGTTCCCCAAGCTGAACAACAACCAGGTCAACACTGTTGACGCGGCCCTGACGTTCCTGGGCCGCACCATGTCCTACGACGCCTAAAGCGTCATCCCGCGCACCGGCCCGGCGCCGTTCGCTTCCTTCGCGGGGAGCGGCGGCGTCGGGCACGGGCGTTTTTAACCCCCCGCGAAAGGAAACAAGAAATGGCAAAGATCGTGCTGGGCAAGCGCCCGAAAAACTTCAAGCGAGCCGTCAGCTTTGACCTGCCCGAAGGCGGCAAGGGCGCCGTAGAGGCAACGTTTGTCTACCGCACCCGAACCGAGTTCGGCGCGTTCGTTGATGAATTGCTTGAAGGCGCTGGCGTGGCTGCCAAAGGCCAGGGCGACGAAGACGTGAAGCTGTCGCTGAAAGAGGCGCTCGAAAAGACGGTGGATACCAATGCCGAGTACCTGATGAAGGTCATGGAAGACTGGAATCTGGACGTCGAATTCAGCAAGGACGCCGTACAGCAGATGTGCAACGAGTACCCCGGCGCCGCGCTGGCGTTGATCGACGCCTACCGGCTTGCGATCACCGAGGGCCGCTCGGGAAACTAATTGGCGCTGGCGCAGCGTTTTATCAGCGCGGCGCCAGCGACAAGGACAAAGCCAATGTATTCGTTGCCGCCATCGTCAGCGCGGGCGGCAATGCGATGTTTGAAATCTGGCCCGAAAACGCACGCGCGTTTGGTTTGTTCTCGCAACTTACAACGCAGTGGAACGTCGGTTTCGGCGGTTATGTCGGCTTGCGCTATGAGGCCGCCTACCCGCTGCTCGACCGCGAGGCAGACAGCCCGCAAGACTGGCGCGAATTGTTCGACGCGTTGCGCGAGATCGAGTACGGCGCCCTGAGTGAGCTGAACAAGAAGGATTGACCTAGTGGCCGATTTGAAGATTCAAGGCGAAGTTGTTGTCGATGCGAGCCAGGCCGAAAGTGCGCTTGATCGCGTCGGCAGCAAAGCCGAATCGATGGCCGCTGGTGTCGGCCAATCTGCCGGACAAGCCGGAAAAGCTGTAGATGGAATTGGCGACAAAGCAGAAACCGGCGCGCAGAAGTTCACCCGTGCCGAGGCGCGGATGCGCGACTCAATCCGCAAATCGACCCAAGAGCTTCAGCTGTTTGGCAAGACCGCCAGCGAAAAACTCGAGTTCAAGCTTGCAGACAAGGGCCTTGACGCCAGCAAATTTCAGCCCTACCTGGCCGAGCTGCGCAAGGTTGAAGCGGCACACCAGGCGGCGTCGGGCACGCTGGACAACATGGGCATGTCCGCCAAGGCCACGGCGGCGGCTTTGCGTGGTGTGCCGGCGCAGTTCACTGACATCGTGACGGCTCTGCAAGGCGGGCAGCGCCCATTGACCGTGCTGATGCAGCAGGGCGGCCAGCTGAAGGACATGTTTGGCGGCGTTGGTGCTGCCGCGCGCGCGTTGGGTGGTTACGTGCTGGGCCTGATCAACCCGTTCACCCTCGCGGCTGCTGCGGTGGGTGCAATTGCGCTTGCCTACAATCAGGGCAGCAAGGAGCAGGATGCGTTCGTCAAATCCATCGTCACGACCGGCAACATCAGCGGCGTGACCGCTGGACAGCTCGGGCAATACGCCCGCGCCATTTCATCCGTTGCCGGTACCCAGTCAAAGGCCGCCGAAACGCTGGCGGCGTTCGTGGCCGAGGGTGTGCGCGGCGGCGCGATGCTTGAAAAATATGCTCAAACGGCGATCGAGTGGGAGAAGGCCACCGGCCAATCTGTCGCCAAGACGGCCGAGCAATTCGCCAGCTTGCAGAAAGACCCTCTGTCATCCGTGCTCAAACTCAACGAGGGCACGAACTTCCTGACTGAAAGCGTCTACAAGCAAATCAAAGCCCTCGATGAACAGGGCCGCTCTGCCGATGCGTCCAAGGTTGCCATGGACGCGCTCAACACGGCCATGGAGTCGCGCAGCAAGACGATTGAGCAAAACCTCGGCTACATCGAAAGTGCATGGCGCGGCATCACATCCGCTGCCAAGAAGGCGTGGGATGCCATGCTCAACGTCGGTCGCGCCGAAACCGGCGCAAGCCAACTCGCAAGTCTGCGCGAGACGCTCGATCAACGCATGCAGCGCGGGCCCATCAACGACATGCCCAGCACGCGGGCAGCGTGGGAAAAGGGCAATGAAGGGTTGCGCAAGCAAATTGACTTGCTGGCAGAGCAAGAGCGCATGCTGCGCCGTGGTGCCGAGGCAGAGTCGGAGCGCAACAAGCAGCTCGCAGCCCGCATTGAATTTGACAAGTCCGGCGAGCAATACCTGAGCAAGCGCGCGCGCATGGAACGCGAGATTGCCAAGGCCACCAACGAGGCGGCGGCGGCTGGCGTTGGGCAGGCTGAATTGGAGCAACGCATTGCCAGCATCCGTGAGAAGTTCGCAGAGAAGAACACCGCAGGCATGAAGGCCCAGCGTGCAGCCGCAAAGCTGCTGGCCGAAGACATGGCCGCGCTCGCCAAGATGGCCGGCCTGAGCCCCGACTTCTACAAAGAGTGGGACAAGCTCAATGACATGTTCAAGCGCGGCAAGCTTGACGTTGAAGGCTTGACGAAAGCGCAGGCAGAACTGCTCAAGAAACAACCCGTCATAGCTGCCGAGACAAAGGCACAAGCCGACGCGCAAAATCAGGTCAATGCGTCCATCGACGCCTACCGCAGCGCGCTCCAGGCCGTAGCAAAGGAAGAAGCCGCGCGGGTGGATGGCATCGCCAAGAGCAATGCCGACCTGCGCGAGCAAATCGCAACCATGGGCCTGACGAACCAGCAGATTCGCCAGCGCACCATCGAACTGAACCGCGCCACCATCGCCGAGAAAGAGCAGCAGCTCGCGCGCCTGCAAACCGGCTACACCAACACCCGCGAGCAGGCCGCACTGGAAGAAGAAATTCGGTTGCTGAAAGAGCGCAACGGCCTGCTGTCCGATCAAGGCGTCAAGGAGCAGTACGTTGCCGCGCAGCAAGAAATGGCGGGCATGTGGCAGTCCATCGACAGCACTGCGCACGATGTATTCGTCAACATCTTCGAGGACGGCGCTGGCACCTTCAAGCGGCTCGGTCAGACGCTGAAATCCGCGTTGCTTGACATGCTGTACCAGCTCACCGTCAAGCGCTGGATCATCAACATCGGAGCCAGTTTTGGGGCGACGGGCGGGATTTTTGGGGAAGGTCAGGGCGGCGCGGGCAGCCTGCTGGGCA